TTGGGACGTCCACCAGTGCCGAAGCTCGAGAGTACTTCCGGACGATCGAGATGCTCACGGTGAAGTTCGACGTGGATAAAATGACCGACGAATCGGTGGTCCTCGCCTTCGATAAAAAGAAAGCCGATGCGCGAAAGACCTGGCTCCTCGAGAGTACCGTCAAAGATCCCACCGAACTGGAGCTGCCATACGGCAACATCAAACAGCTTGGTATTTCGGAGTTTATCCACAAAGATCTTGTGAACTTTTCACTCGCAGACCTCAAGCGATCGATCGCTCACGTGGCTGACGGTTTGAAACCCTCTCAAAGGAAGGTGATGTACGCCTGTTTCCAGAAGAACCTCAAGGATGAGATGAAGGTGGCACAATTGGCTGCTTATGTGGCTGAAAAGTCTGCCTACCACCACGGCGAGGTATCCCTCGCTGAAACGATTGTGAAGCTGGCGAATGACTACACGGGCAGTAATAACATCAACCTTCTGGAACCTTGTGGACAATTTGGCACGAGGCTGATGGGGGGTAAGGATGCCAGCCAAACTCGTTACATTTTCACAAGACTGACACAAGAGGCTCGAAAACTGTTCGACCCCAATGACGATGCCGTGCTCAACTACCTCGACGACGACGGACGAACAATCGAACCGGAATATTATGTACCGGTGTTACCAATGGTTCTTATAAACGGAACTGAGGGCATCGGCACCGGCTTCAGCTGCTCCGTGCCTCCTTTCAATCCAGATGATGTCAAGGCCAATCTGAAAAATCTCATGGCTGGCAAAAGCTGTGAAAAGATGAAACCGTGGTACCGCGGATTTCGGGGCCAGATCTTACCACAGGATGACGAATCGTGGGTGGCTCAAGGCGTGTGGACGTCTATTGGAAAGACAATCAGGGTGACCGAACTACCACCCGGGCGATGGACGCAGGACTATAAAGAGCACCTTGACACTCTCGTCGAGAAGAAGATCATCACGAGTTTCGTCAATAACAGCACAACCGAACACGTGGACTTTGTGATTCAGGAATACAGTGGGAAAGATCTCATCAAGGACCTCAAGTTGGAGAAGACTATCCGATGCTCGAACATGCACCTGTTCCATCCCAAGAAGGGTATTTGTAAGTACGATACCGCGGAGGAGATCTTAGCTGATTTCTTTCAGATTCGGATGGAATATTATCAAAAGCGCAAGGCGTATCTGATCGAGGAGACTCGCGCCAGATCCGAGATCACCAACCAACGCGCTCGTTTTATCAAGGCGGTTGTTAACGAGGAGATTCGTGTTTTCAAGAAGAGGAAGAGAGACCTCGAAGACGAGATATCCGCGCGCAAGTTTCCAAGGGTCGAGCGCACGTTTGATTACTTACTCAACACCAAGACCGTGGAGTTCACCGAGGAACGGGTCGCTAAAATGAACGACGAGGCTGAGGAGCTTCGAAACCAACTCGCCGTCATCGAGGGTACGGACTGTTGCAGCATGTTCAGCGCAGACTTAAAAAATATTAAGTATTCATATAGAGCATGAGCGAGGCAGCGCGATTGCAGCTCAAGGCTTTTGGTAAACAAGATACATACTTAGTCTCTAAAAATCCAGACGTTTCGAATTTTAATTATGATAAGATAACTACACACAGCGAGTTTCGTAAATTTCATAGATCGAAAGACATCTTGAATCCCGGTCGAGCCGCGGGCTGGCCCTTTGGACAAGTCGTTAAGGTTGAGTACGATCCTAAAAACATGGGGGATCTTCTCACGAATCTTTACCTTAAAATAGATTTGCCAGCCAAGGAAACCACGAACGTAAATTATACAACTCCATTGGGGCGTGGATTTCTAAAGAGCATCGCAATGTATGTCGACGACATCCTCGTGGAAGAAGTAACAGATGACTGGGAGATGATTCACGAAGTTAATTACCTCGACCCTCAGAGTAGGAAGGGAAACCTCGTACTCCAAAACATGTCCGAGTCCTTCACCCCGGGTGTGAGCCCAGTGTCTTCCTACCAGTTTTCAAACAGGTTTATCATCCCGCTTTCTATGTTTTTCTGTCGCAAGTACGGGAAAACGGAACTTCGAAAAGAGGTTGAGGATCGGCAGTACTTCCCTGTCTGCGCGGTGCACAGACAGAAAATTCAATTCGAGTTGACTTTTCATCCACAGAGCTTTTGGCAGGGTATCGACCCCGCCGCACCGGGGGAGTTCACACCCGCCGTGATCGAACTCAATAACTTTCAACTCATTTCAGAGGAGATCAAGCTGAGCGACGAAGAACGCCTGTATATCGTGGACAGCAACTATGATATACTCGTAAATGTGGTCAAGAAACATACGAGTTTCACCACGAGTGATCGGTCTCTAAAAGTTAATCTGGAACCGAAGAGCAAGGTCAAATGTATGCACTGGTTTTTCAGAGATGTATTATTCACCACCCAGGCTCTCGCGACGCACAGATACGTGACGTTCGTCAGGAGTCGAGCGAGGGATTACCAGTGGGTCGTCGGGACACAGGAGGGCGTTGACCCTACTCTCACTTACACGATGGTGACACGAAATACTCCGATAATGAGAAAGGCGACGTTCTTTTTGAACGGGGAATCTTTTCCAAACACGTTGATGGAATCGCACGAGCATTACAAATACGCGGTCCCGTACAACTTCAATCTCGGCGTCACCGACGACAGGGTCAACATCTACACCCAATCTTTCGCCCTGCACCCTTTACATGACAAGAGCACGGGCACACTCGATTTTGCCAACCTGAACAGTGACAGGACCCTCATCGAGTTTGAACTCACACCACTGTTTCCGGGTGCGAGTCAGACCACCGTGGGTGCATCCACGGATGAAGCTAACGACCAGGCTTTCTCCGGTCAATTTGAACTTAACCTCTACTACATAGAATTGCAAAAATTGTCTTTTTCTCGTGGATTCATGAGTGTGGAGTATTAAAAAAATAACTTGTAATACTAGTATGTATCTCTGTGCCAGGGGTGTACAGGACGAATGGGTAAATCCCCGGTGCCCCGATTTTTCACATTTTATATACAACTTTCGCCGCCACACTCCGTTCGGGATTGACTTCTCGGATATTCCTTTTACCGGCACTCCGAATTTCGGTGAGGTGATAACGTGTAGAGTGCCCAGCAACAAGTCCGACCTGTTGAGCTCAGCCTCTTTCACGATCGTTTTTACACCCGATTATGACGCGATGACCACGGTGGGAAACCCGGTAACGAAGCTGATTGAATACGCCCAGCTTCTAATTGGGGAACAGGTGATAGATACCATCACGGGTGAGTACATCTATCTTCGTCAAAAACTCGACACGTCGGAACAACACGAGGCGATAAAGGTGTACAGGGGAGGTGAAGGCCTCGACACCCAGGGGTACTATCCTACGAAGTTTAGCGTAGAGTTACCCTTTTATTTCACTCGCGCAAACAAGAGCGCGATTCCGCTGTGCAAGCTCTCGAAGCAGCAGGTTTCCATACGAGTCAAACTCGCGAGTCGCAGTGAATATTTTGGATACAAATCGATCGTCAGCAGCCTCCCGCCAATCTACGACACTTCCCGCAAGCTGATCGACCAAATATTCCTAACGACTGAAAATGTGTACCTCTCCGACGTCGAGCGCCGAGCGTTCCAGGACTCGCACATGGAGTACCTCATCACACAGGTACAGCTGAAAGAAGTGCGAATCCCCAGTGGTGTTAACAAAAAAGCGTTTCTATTGGATCTGAGACACCCGACGAAGGAAATAATGTTCCTCGGGGAGCCCACACCCGCCCCGGACAGAATGAACAAAGACAACAACTATATCTTCAGGCAGATAAAAACCGCCGAGCTCTGTCTGAATAACGTCATCTTCTTTAAAGACGCTGGTCACGAGTTTTCGGTGGTACAGCCGTTTAAAAACCACATGAACACACCGGATGTCGGGGAAAACCAGTTCGGCGTCTACTCGTTTTCGCTGGACCCAGAATCGGATCGTCCAGCTGGGCACATCAATTTCAGCAGAATTATTCATCAAAAATTCACTATCGAATTCAAAGATCGCGATCGGTATGTGGACCCCGCCACAAACAATCTGTCCTTCAGACCCGTTGGAGGGTCGTACGCGACGGAGACTCGCATACGAGTGTATGGCATAAACTACAATATCCTTTCCTTCGACTCAGGACTTTCTGGCTTAAAATTTTCGTGACTTAAAATAGTATGGCCGGTGCTATTCAGTTAGAGTCCAGAGGACTCCTGGATGCGTACACCACGGACCGCCCGGATTTCACCTTTTGGAAAGAGGGCTTTCACAAGAAATCGCAGTTCTCTATCCAGACTGTCGACATTGCTTCTAAGGATTTCGAATACGGAGAAATCCACACCTTTAAAATCCTGCCTGATCACTGCGACTTGCTCAGAGGACTCAGTTTGAAATGGACTCTGCCGGACATAGTGTTGGCGGATTCAAACCTCGAAGATAAAGATTTCGTCTACGGCGAGGCGTGTAACTTCATAGAGTACATCAGCCTTTCTGTCGGCGGTGTCGTGATTCAGCACCTGACCACGGAGTTTCTCGATCTGTATTACGAGATTGAGCACCCGACTACGAAACAGGCGAACCTTTACGACATGTGCCTGCGAGACGTCGACACGAACCCGGCCGTGGTGAACTCGCGGATCACTAAGACTCGACCATTCCCACGGCAACTGGGTGGCGACGTGTGTTTGGAAATCCCATTCTATTTCC